ATGAGTAAAATGAAGCTAACAAAGGCCAGTATTGACGCCTTGCCGCATCCTGACAATGGTCAGAAAATCCACTGGGATAGTGAGCAACCGGGGTTCGGGGTTCGGGTCACCCCTGGTGCGAAAACGTATATTGCGCAAAACCGTGTCGGCGGGAAAACCCGTCGCGTTAAAGTGGCCTCCGTAGGAACCCTATCTGTTGCCGAAGCCCGCAAGGAAGCGCAGAAACAGCTAGGTCAGATGGCCACCGGGATTGACGTGAACAAAGCCAAGACCGAAGCCAAAGCCAAAGGGATCACCCTTAAGGAAGCCAAGACCAAGTTTCTGGACAAGCCCAAGCTAGGTGAGAAATCCCGCTACGACTACGGGCGCGTGTTCATCACGTATTTTTCAGACTGGAACGACAAGGCTCTGAAAGACATCACATCCCAAATGTTCGCGAAGCGGTTCACCAAGCTGCAACAAGAAAACGGACAAGCCACCGCAAACAAGGCGCTGCGGGTGTTCCGGTCGATGTGGAACTACACCCGCACCGTTCATCTGGTGGACGGAATGCCGATCCTGCCAGAGTGCCCCATTTTCATTGTGAAGGCTGAGGGGGCCTATGAGGAAGTCTCCAGACGCGAAGCCACAGTATTGGACGCCCTGCCCGCTTGGTTCGATTGCCTCGAAAATCTCGACACAGCCGCACACAAGCCCGCTGGTGACGCTTTCAAGGATTATGTAGCCCTATTGCTGCGGACGGGCCTAAGGGCCTCTGAGGCCGCTTCTATGCGCTGGGAAGACATTGACCTTGACGTGGGAACCTTCACCGTTCGGAATACCAAGAACGGCACCGATCACACATTGCCGATTGTGCCCCAAGTCGCCGCGATTTTTGAACGCAGACGCGAGGCTCAAACTGAAGGTTTTGTGTTCCCAGCGAATGGCAGAACGGGACACCTTGGCCAGCCGCGCAAGTATCTGGACAAGCATCGCAAGGCCATGGGCCTTCACTGGAATTTGCACGACCTCAGACGTAGTTTCGCCACGGTGGCGACAACGGCCAAAATCGACGGATACACACTCAAGGCCCTGTTGAACCACTCCCGCAAGTCGAACGACGTCACCGCTGGCTATGTGAACTTGAGCGCCGAAGACTTGCGCGAGCCGATGCAAAAAATCAATGATCACCTAGACGAACTTGCTCAAGGTAAGATCTGATCTAGCTCAATAAATCACCCTAACCCACCTTCAAAGCGTCGTGCAAATATATGATGTAACGACATTTTTTACCTCCCTTTCTCAACCTTGAAAAACCTTGTTGACACCGTCTTTGAAAATACGCCACGGTTTTGGAACGAACCCACGCAAGGAGTGCACCGGAGTTTCGTCGTCGTCCACGAGGCGGCGTATCGAACTAAAACTGGTGATCCGCGCGGGGGCATTCCCTCTAATTCAGGCTGTTTCCTGTCTCGGATCAAAACGAGAAAGGACGCCCTATCATGGGTCTGAAAATCAAGAAGCCGATAAAGTCGGCACCGAAGACCGCACCAGCTCTGGTGCAAGCCACTCCCCCCGCGAGTGCTGCCGATCTGGCGAAAGCGCAACCGATCACCGTCTTGCCACTGGTGAAAGAACCCGTTGCCGCTCAAATCTTGGGCGTGTCTGCCCAATACCTTTCCCGCGACCGCTGGTACGCCAAGAAGGAAGGTATCCCGCCTAAGGTGCCATTCATCAAGGTTGCCGGTGGTGCTGTGCGCTATGCGGTGGCTGATCTGCAAGCAGTTATCGACGCCAATCGCGTGGGGTGAGGCGGAATGTCGAACACATGGAAAAACCCGAAAAGCCGCCGCCCGGAGCCTTATGACCCGCTAGTGAAGAACTATCAGCGGCTCATGCAGACGAGCTTCTTGCTGACCGCTGACAAGATGGGAAGCAAATCACGCGCGCAAGCCGCAATCATGGCTCACTCGCTGATCTGGTATCCCTACCGGCAACAATGCGGAAAGATTGGCGAATGGTCATTTGCCACTCATGAGACGCTGGCCAAGAAAAACGCGATCACTGTCAGGCAATCTCAAGACGCTGTTGCAGCCCTGAAACGCCACGAACGGATCGAAACCAATCAGCGCAAAGTGAAAGGCGTAAAAACGCTTCACATGCGCCCGAGCGGGGCCACACTCAAGCTAGTGAATATGTTGGGGTACGCATGGAAACACTACGGTTCCAGCCTTCAATCGGTTTGGGATGAAGCGATGAACCTTGACCTACTAAACAGTAGTGATCCGCGAAACTTGACCCTGCATCACTTGGTGAAGGAGTGGGACAAAGGCGAACAGGGCATGACCCTGTTGCTGCCGATGGTGCAGGAAATCTGGACGGCATCAAAGGGTCGCTTGGCTAGGAACCAAGTCCCGGCCCACGGTGATTTACCTGCCACCAAATCCCCGCTCACAGGGACACCGGTTTCGCCGTCCACGGTGGTTTCTTATACAGAAACAGAAAAAGAAACAGAAAGTAGTGAAGCAGAACCTGGCATTGCCGGTTTGGACGGGAAGGACCTTAAGAGGAATAGTGTTCTCGGGAAGAAGAGGAAGAAGAAGCCCTCATATAGCCTTCACGCTGATCTGCCCCCGCAATTCGAAAACTATCAAGCGTACCTTGAACACCTGTACCCCGATCTGTCTCCGCAACAGCATGCGGCGATGTTTTTGAAGGACTATCCCGACCTACCACTGAGCGCCTTCAATGATTTCGAAGTTTCGGCTTAAAGCTTGGAAGGAACGAACATGTCTAAGACCCCGACCAAGGCCATTGGGCCAAACACCTCTGCTCTGTTGCGAAGCAAGAATGAACAGGGTGAGACCCGACGCTTATCTGTGGATCTACCCACTGACCTTCTCGACCGCTTCACAAAACTGACGACCGACCAAGGCTTGTCGAAGGCACATGTGACACGGGCAATGATAACCGATCTCCTCGAAGCAACAGGGTACTGAGAAAATGGCAAAGAACCGACGCAGCGGTATGGTGCAGATCAATCTGCACAACTACGACCGCAATCTGATGGATAGCATGGCGCAGGCCTCAAATGAGACACGACCGCAGATCATTTCCCGCCTGCTACATCGCGAAGCACTCGAACGAGGTCTAAAGCCCAAAAAGCCCGACTATCCGTCGGCACCGGTCAAGAAGTGAACATATGCTGTTGACCCAAATGGGGTATTATATTACCCTAAGTCTTAGAGCTTCATTGTCTGAAGACTGTTGTTCTATTCGTTGTCCCCGTCGCGAGAGCTAGCGATTGCGGTTCTGTCCATTGTCCTTGTGTTCGAGCGATGGTCTGACGGTGGCGACATATCATTCATTCCGATGGGCTTAGCACCCATCGCTGACGCTGGCAGCGGGATGAATGATCTACCCAGCATTCCATGACATTGCAGACGCGCGACCACGCCCCAAGGCCTAAGGGAACCCTGAGCGGGAAGAACCTTTGGCCAGATACTTTCGGAGATGGGGGAGAGGTTTCATTCTCGCGCGAAGGATCGGAACCGATGGCTCTACGGCTAACCAAGCCCCAGAAAGTGAGCGACGAAGCCAAGGCCGTGGCTGTGTGGGGCCGTGAAACCTTTGTAGTTCCTGCTGGCATATCCCGAGGCCAGCCCTTTGACCTTCATCGTTTCCAGTTGGAGTTTTTGAGCGCATACCTTGAACAGGTTGACGGTTCCCCGCGCTATCGTACCAGCGTTCTTTCGCTTCCCCGTAAAACGGGCAAGTCAACATTCATGGGCTTCCTGTTGCTGGCGCGAATGTTGCCTGACAGTCCGATATTCATTCCCATGTTCAAGGCCGTGTGTGTGGCCCCCACTGCGCGTTTTTCTAAGTTCGTTCCTCAAGCTGCCGTTGATCTGATGACTGCAATCGGGCGCGAGGATGAAATTGCTCTGCGTCACGCGCCTAGCCCCGGTCGGCTGGTGGTAGGGAATGGCCAATGCCAGCTTTTGAGCGGTGACAGCAAATCAGGCCACGGTGATGACGTTGACCTTGCCATTTTGGACGAAGCCGGATTGTTCCCGCGTCGACAAGACGAATTGTTTGACGCTACATTCAACGCCCTTGCGGCAAGGGACGGTTCGCAAATCCTGACAGGCACCCGCCTAGATAGCCCCAAGTTCTCAGAAATCCTCGAAGCCCCCGACGACGCCACCCATGTGGCCCTGTACGCGGCTGACAAGAGCGCTGACCCCGGCGATCCTGCCCAATGGGAAAAGGCCACCCCCGGCGGGTTCAAGATCAAGTCCAAGGCCTTCATTCGGGATGCATTCGAAAAGGCCAAGGCGTCGGGCAACCTCGAAGACTTCAAAACGTCTCATCTGAATTTACCGGGCAACCCCGCCCGCGAATTGCTGGTGACCTACAACACCCTGCAAAACTGTTATGAGCCAACCGCCGAACCTGAACCGGGGGAAGCCTGTTTTGTGGGGCTGGATCTTGGCGGTTCATCCAGCATGACAGCGGCTTGCGCGGTGTATGAAAGCGGCTTGGTGAAGGCAGTCGGAGCCTTCCCGGGGGAAGCTATGACCTTGCACGAGCGCGGCAAGCGTGACCGGGTGGGAACCGTCTACACCGATTGCGAGGCTGAAGGTTCATTGTTCACGACACCGGGGCGGATTACCGATCTGGACGCCTTCTTGCCGATGGTGGTCAGGATGATCGGGCCGCACACTGTCGTGAACGTGTCGTGCGACCGATACCGGCGTGAAGATCTGTTGAACGCTCTGAGCCGTGCCAAGCTGGATTGGCAACCCGTGTTTCGGGGCCAAGGCCCCCGCGACGGTGACGCGGACATTCGGGCCACCCGCAAGCTGTTCCTGTCGGGTTCTCTGAAAATGCGGCGCAGCCGATTGATTGAGGCTGGGATTGCCGAAGCTGACGTGCGGGTTCACGCCACCGGGGCCATGCAACTGGTCAAGTCCAGCCTGATGAGCCGAATTGACGTTTGTCAGGCCTTGGTTCTGGCTGCGTCGGCTCTCTACCGCGAACGGGATGCGGTCACCCCCGAATATGAAATTGAGGTGATCTGATGGGCGTGGGGCGCACCATATTGGATCACGTGGCATGGTATCGCGACACGCGGGAAGCTGTGGCCAAGCGGGCGGGGTTCCGGTGCCAGAAATGCAATCGCTTTGTCGGTATGCACGGCCAAGCCGATCACATCATTCCCCGCGCCAAATGCGAGGCGCATGGCCTGAGCGAATACGATCAATCGAACCTGCAATGGCTCTGCCAGCCTTGCCACGCATCCAAATCCGCAAAGGAAAAATGGGACGCTATCGGGCGGCGGAAAGGCCCCAAACCGATCAAGCGCAGCAATGTGCCAGGGCGAAAGCTATTCTTGGCGATGGCTGGCATTCCTCCGGATGGGAAGGGGCAACCGCCATGAAATGAGCCGATCTGCCCCCGTGCGAAATTCTCATAACACCCTGAAGGAAATTAAAATGCTGAAATCCGATGAAATTAAACTGGCGCAATCCAAGCGTCGTGAGAAAATGGCCGCGATCCAAAAGGCCGATGAAATCACCGACGCCGCCCGCTCCGAACTGCGCTCACTCACCGAAGCCTATGAGGGCGCAGAAATCGAGTATCGTGCGGCCTTGGTGCTGGAAAGTGCCGAACGCGACAAGATCAAGGAACCCGACAACGCGGACAAAGACTTTGCTGCCGAATGTCGCGCCTTTGATCTGGCCACACTGGTGGAAACCCTCGAAGGTCAGCGCGTCATTGAGGGCCGTGAAGCCGAAGTGATTGCAGAACTCGAAGTGCGCAATGGCAAGGCCTCCCGGGGCACTTATCTGCCGTGGGAAGCCCTGCAAACCCGCGCGGACGCAACGATTACCGCACCGGACAGTTCCGGCGGCAAGCTGGCCAGCCGTCCGACGATGAACGCCCTCGAACGCCTGTTCGAACAATCGGCGGCTCAATCGTTTGGCGTCCAGACCATTCAGGTGACCGGCAAGCCCCGGTTCCCTGAAATGACCGCTGGGGCCTCTGCATCGTGGGTGGCCGAAGGCTCGGGCGCAGATGCTGCTGCAATTACCACAGCGGTGAAGGAACCTACCCTGCGCACCCTTACGGCCCGCTACCTACTGACCCGTCAGGCAATCCGCGAGAACTCGGCTCTTGAACCGATGCTGCGTCGTGATCTGTCCGAAGTGATCCGCGAGGCTCTTGACCTTGCCGTATTCCAAGGCACCGGGGCAGATCAACAGCCCACTGGCCTCGAAAACCTTGGCAGCATCACCAGCAAGGACGCAGGTGGGACCGAAGCCACCTATCAGAACTGGGTGGACTGGATCACCGAAGTGATGGTCTCGGCCAAGCTGAACAGCATGGACGGCATTCATGTTGCAGGCGTTCCGTTCATGCTGGCGTCGTTGCTGAAAACGTCCTTTGGCGACGGGTTCACGCAACTGGACATGATGAAAAAGATCACGTCCAAACTGACGTTCTCGACCCAAGTCAGTGATACTGCCGGTGACACCGCAACTGCCTATATCGGGGCTACCAAGGGTCATGCTTATGTGCCCATGTGGGGTGCCCCTGAGTTGATTGTTGATCCGTACTCGGAAAGCAAAACCGGCAAGGTGGCGCTGACGGTGTTCGCATTCCCTGATGTGCTGGTACAGCGTCAGGATACGCATTTCCTCAAGGTGACCAACGTCGCCAAGACAGCGGCGTAACAATGGAATGCCGCGCCATATGGGCCGCACAATCCCTTGAGGTGCGGCAACAAGGGGGGCGTCCGACGATTTTAGGACGTTTCCCTTACAAAGCTCTTGCGGTGCTTGCTGACCGGGGCACCGTGCGAAAGGAAACCATTCTGCCGGGGGCCTTTGACTTCACGTTGAAAGACCCCGACCGCGAAGTGAACTTGTTAGTGGGCCATTCCTTTGACCGCCCGCTTGCCTCGAAACGTTCCAACACGATGGAATTCAATGACACCGAAGATTTTCTTGAGTTCATCGCGACAATTCCCGAAGGGGCCGAACGTGCCACCCATGTGACAGACGCCCTTGCGATGGTCGGGGCCGGTCTGATCAAGGGCGTGTCACCGGGCTTTCGGGTGCCACCCAAGGACGTGGTACCGGATGCTGAACGGCTGGTGCCCGAGCCGGGAAATCCCGGCGTCATGATCCGAGAACTGTCAGCCTTGCTCTTGTATGAACTCAGTCTGGTGACCCGCCCCGCATATGAGGCGAGTGAGGCCGAACTTAGAGCGGTGGGCTGTGCAAACATTTGCACAAAACCTCAAAGGATCATTCTGCCATGATCGAACACATTTCAACCGACTTCACCCGTGGCGAACTGCCAGCTTCTCCCATTGCCTCTGAGGTGGCGCTAGAAGCGGGCGTGACAGAAGCTCAAGCCCAAGCGTTGATTTCAGCGGCATGGGAACAGGCCGAAACCTTTACGGGCCGCACATACTACCCCGTGACGGCTGGTAGCGTAGTTTTGAGGGTTAAGGGGGCCGAACTCTACACTTGGCCCCGCTATCCCTTCCCCGAGACTCTGACAGTCGAAGCCCTGAGCGGCGGCGAATGGGTGTCCCATTCTGAAACCTACATTGCCGGGATGATCGAACTCGAAGGTCCATTGACCTATCGTCTGACCCAACCAGACACAGTGACGCCACCGACACCCAAGTCTCACGTGCTGCAAGCGGTGTTCAATCTGGCGGTCTATCAACTGGTGTATTCGCCCCAACGGCGTGAATTCAAGTCACAGAACGCCGGTGACAGCGGATTTACCCGCGAACACCTCATGGGCCTGTTCTACGGTTCGGGTGCCGGGGCGTTGCTGGCAAGTGAGGTGCGCAAATGATCTGGCCATTCAAGAAGAAACCCGATCTGGAACAGCGCAGTGCGTTCCCGGTGGTAACGGCGCAATACATCGACGCCCGACGCAAGAACCTGTCAATGGATGGCTCTGCGGCCCTGTCGGCAACGGTTGGCACCTGCGTGGGTGTTTGGTCGCGGGCATTCTCTATGCTCACCCCTGAGCCTCTGGCCGATGTGCTGACCCCTGACATTCTGGCGTCAATAGGTCTGGACCTTTGCCTAAGGGGGGAAAGCTGTTGGCACATTCGGGTTCACGCCAATGAGCTGGAACTGGTGCGCGTTGCGTATTGGGATGAATTTGCAGACGGAAAGTTTCACCTGCATATCGCCAAGGTGAGCAGCACCGAAACCGTGAAGGCGCTGGCCCCAGAGGTGCTAAAACTGGTGATCAATCCCGACCCCGCAACCCCGTGGCAAGGCCGAAGCCCATTTGCGCTCATGGGGCTATCCCCCACGCTGATGGCTGAAATTGAACAGGCAGTCTCTGCGGCTCTGCCCATGACCGGCAAAGGCCTGTTGCCGATGTCGGCAAGCATTCCCGAGGAACAACAATCAAAGGCCCTTTCTGGCTTGCGCAATGGCTCGCTTGCCGTGGTCACGTCCAAGGCCGATTTTGCCACTCATGCCGGTGGGGACCGTTCCGAACTAAGGCGCGTTGACTTGACCCCCGATCTGCAAAAGGCCGATCTAAACCCCGCGACCACTAGCTTGCACGAACGCTTGCTGACAGCGGCGGGCGTTCCACCAGCCCTGATGACCTCCAACGGGAACGCGGGGGCCATGAGGGAAGCTTATCGCTTGTTCGCCTTACAGACTGTTGACCCTCTGGCACGGATGATCACCCCCGAATTGACAGCCAAACTAGGCATCACCCGCCTGAGCCTTGACGCCTTGATGTCCAGCGACGTGGCGGGCCGTGCTCGTGCCGTGGGTGTTCTGGTGAACTCTGGTGTGCCTCTTGCGACGGCCATGCAGTTGGTCGGCTGGGAAGGCTTGTCCCTGCCCAAGGCACATCCAGCCAAAGAGGAACCCGCCGAATGACCTATTCCGCCACACTGAAACGGGCCGCAAGGTTCAACCCCGCTTGGAAACCCGCCAAGCTTTACCGCATTGCCATTGAAGACGGGACCGCCCTGACCGATGGCGCGGGGGGCTTTCAATATGATCTGATTGACGACACGTTCGGCATGAGGGATTGGCAGCGCGAAGATAGTTTCACGACCCTAGAGCCGTATAACGGTGACGCAAACCTACTGCTGATAACCAATGAAACCCCCGACAAATTCGATCTGATCCAATGGAATGGCGATTACTACAACCCGCTAGAGGTGATGGGCGGTGACGGATATGGCGGAACAATCAAGGTACGCGTGAAGGCCCTTCCCGAGACTGAGACAATCACCATTCGCAACAACACCGTTTAGACATGACCCCGCACCCAACCTTACCCACACTTCCCACCGACCCGACAGACGCAGACTTTCGGGCCTATGCCCGTGAGTTGGTGGAAATCATCATTGCTGCAGGCGTCCCTGCCTTGAAGCTTCAGGGCTTCACGGAACCAGACTTTTTTGAGCTGCGAAGGCTGGCGCATTCCGTCTCGACCAAGATCACGCCCTTCGACCTAGCCAGCCTGCGTTATTTTGCCTCCAAGCTTGAAAAGCACGCTCCCAAGCGACTTCGCTAGAGAGCTTCAAGGGAAAAAATTTTGCTTTAGGTGAATGCATCGCGTAATTTGGCCAGAGTAAGCGGTTCTTTTGATCACCCCGATAAATCGCTACTGGTGAATTTCTCACTGTAGCGTCTTGGAGGTTGATACCTTCAAAGTCAGTATTCTTCGGAGTAAATTTGTAGTCGTTCCCCAAGATAGAGAACTTCCCAAAAACGCTCACCACGTCTTCGTTTCGCATATCAACACTAAAATACGTTTCTCTTTCTTTCTTTTGAACAGTCAAAACATTCGTTGCAAAACTCACGTCCCACATGTTCTCAGTATTCACGAGCAAATCGTTGTCTTTGATTAAAATACTAGGCCACATATCCTCAGCAGGGATGTATGCAGACAGAAGAAGTTGGCCATCTTCAATTCGAAACTGGATTAATGGCGCCTCAAAAAACGAAAAAACTGTTGGAGTATTCTCGAAAGTTGTTGAGCCTACTCTCAGTTTGGTCACAGCTTTGTCGGTTCCGAGTTCCCCATAGATTTTCCCTTTGATACGATTGAAGGGGTTTTCCTTAAGTTCGTAGGCCCGATTTCTCCGTAGTTTTCCAAACTTAGTGTGACATGTACCACAAAGAGCGACCATATGATCCGGATCGTTGTGTTTCTTTTCGCTCCAAGGAATTATGTGGTGATACTCTAGAATTGGATTTCCACATGAAGCACAGCCGAAGCACGCCTCTTGCCTCAATTGGCGTCTAACTCCCAACGGAATGTATCTATTTTTACCCAT